TTCTCCAATAGATAACTTTCCCCTTTTTATAGGCATATGCACGAGGCATGTTTCTACAGTTTTTACATAACGGTCTTTTCATTAACTGTATTTACGTGCCCTATATAGGTACCTTTATAAGTGGCGGTTTCTTGCTGTTTTGTGAAAACTACAATAAATAGAGCAATAGAACACTTGCAAGGAGTTAAAACATATGGCAAATTTAGTTAGTCCAGGAGTAAACGTTTCAGTAGTAGATGAAAGTTTTTACGTACCATCAGATGCAGGTACAACTCCACTTATAATAGTAGCATCTGGACAAGACAAAAAGAACGGAGCAGGTGACGGCACAGCGTCTGGCACACAAACAGCAAACGCTAACACTGCTTTTTTAATATCATCACAAAGAGAATTAACAGAAACATTTGGTGATCCAAAATTTTATACAGATGCGGCGGGTAACTCATTAAACGGTTATGAATTAAATGAATATGGACTACAAGCGGCTTACTCATTCCTTGGAGTAGCTAACAAAGCATTTATTTTAAGAGTTAATGTAGACACTGACGACTTAATTGGTTCAACAACAGCGCCAACTGACAGACCAGTGAACGGTACATATTGGTTTGACCTTACAAGTTCAACTATTGGACTATTTGAATGGTCAGCAACTAATCAAGCATTTACAACAATTACTGCAAAATACATTACGTCAACAAGTGACTTAGTAGGAGGTTCAACTACAGGAGCACCTTTAACAAGTTATGGTTCAAAAGGCCAATACGCTATAAACACTACAACAGTAACTAATCCAATATATTTTAAAAACGACGCCAACAGTTGGGTACAAGTAGGGTCAACTGATTGGCACATTAGTCATCCAACAATTGAAGGAACTGCAACATCAGGCACATTAACAAACGCACACACGATTGTTATAAATGGAGTTACAGTAACCTTATCAGGAACAACTTTTGCAAACTTAGCAACTTCAATAAACAATGCGGCAGTTCCAGGTGTTACAGCGGCAGTTGATGCAGTTTCAGGAAAAGTTGAAATTTATCACAACGGTACAAACTATGGTGATTCAGTAGGCGGTGCTAACACAATAGACATCGAAGCTGGCACAGGTACAATTTTAACAACAACAGGTATCACAGCAGGCACTTATAAAGGTGCAGAATTTTTACAAGCGGCACACTCTAGCAGACCAACTTGGAAAACTGCAGAAGATGACAGACCAACAGGATCGGTTTGGTTTAAAACTACAACACCTAATGGTGGAACTGACATAATTTCAAAATTATACAGTTCAACTACAGCTTCTTTCAGTACAGTTAGTACACCAATGTATGCTAACAACCACACTGCTATTTTCAACTTAGATCCAAACTTAGGTGGAACAGGATTAACAGCAGGCGACTTATATGCACAATTTAATGTTACAGAACAAACTGCTGTCAACGACACTGACGTAACATTACCAGTAGGTGATTTCCAAATATTAAGATACGAAGGTGGAGAAACAATTGTAACTTCAAAAACTACATTTGCAACTGCATTACAGGGTACTTTTGTTATGGCTGAATCTATAAAAGGACAAGCGGCACTTTCAAGCAAGACTGTAACAGTTTCCAACTTAGATGGTTCAACAGTTGCAGACGCAGAAGACTTTGTAGCAGGCATATCAAGTGCAGGATTTACAAACGTTGAAGCATCAGTGGTGTCTTCAGGACAATTCAAAGGTGCAATTCAAATCAAACACAAACTAGGTGGTGAGATTAGAATGTATGATGTAACCAATACTCCATTAGCAACTGCAGGCTTTAGTGCCTCAACTGCTCATTCGTATGGCACATTCACAACAAATTCATCAACATTAATAGACAATCTTTATGATGTACCAGCAGGTGCTACAGAAGATTCAACAGCACTTCCAGCAACAATAATTGCAACAAATTGGAAGCGTCTATCGTACACAGCATCAACAACTGAACCAACAAATGAACCAGCAGACGGAACATTATGGTACAATACAAACTTAGATGCTGACATCATGGTACACAATGGTACAACGTTCAAAGGTTACTTAGAAGTTTATGCAAGTACAGATCCAAATGGTCCACAGTTTAGTGCAACTGAACCAACTACACAATCAGATGGTACAGCATTGGCTAACAATGACTTATGGATTGACACGTCAGACTTAGAAAACTATCCACAACTTTACAGATACAACACATCTGCAACAATAAGTTCAACAAACACTTCAAATGGAACAACTGTTACAACAACAGGTGCTAAATTTGAACTAATTGACAAAGCAGATCAAACAACAGAAGACGGAGTTCTATTTGCAGATGCAAGATATCATACCACAGCAGATGCTAAACCAGGCAGTGCTACAGGTGCAGGAACAGCAAGTTCAATAAAAGATCTTTTAAGCGATGACTTTTTAGATCCAGATGCTCCTGATCCGGCTTTATTTCCACAATCTATATTGTTATTCAACACAAGAAGATCAGGATACAATGTTAAAGAATACAAAAACAATTACATATCAACAACTGTATACCCAGGTTCGGGTTCAACTGGCTTAGGAAACGTAAGACAAAGTAACGAAACAGTAAACAATTACTATCCAGACAGATGGGTTACAAAATCTACTAATAATGCAGACGGTTCTGGAACTTTTGGAAGAAAAGCACAGAGACAAGTTGTTGTAAATCAATTAAAATCAGAGATAGATACAAACCAAGCCATTAGAGAAGATCAAAGAGGATTTAATGTTATTGCTTGTCCTGGTTACCCAGAAGTTATATCTAACATGATTGGCCTAAACACAGACAGAAACAGTACAGCGTTTGTAGTAGGTGACACACCATTAAGACTGGCAGGTACATCAACAGCAGTGAGCAACTGGGCAAATAATTCAGCAGGCGCAACAAGCGACGGCGAAGACGGCCTAACATCTGCAAGTGACCAATTAGGAATATTTTATCCTTCAGGTCAGACTACAGACAACACAGGTACAGCAATTGTTGTTCCACCAGCACACATGATATTAAGAGTGTTGGCAAACAACGACAACATTGGCTTCCCATGGTTTGCACCAGCGGGTACTAGAAGAGGTATTGTTGACAATGCAACAGGAGTAGGTCACATAGACAGTGCTACTGGCGAGTTTGAAGCAGTGTCATTAACTGAATCAACTAGAGATGCATTACACACAGCAAAAATAAATCCAATTACTTTCTTTAGCGGAGCAGGTATAGTAAACTTTGGAAACTTAACTAAAGTATCGGGTACATCAGCTCTTGACAGAATAAATGTTTCAAGATTGGTTGTGTTTTTAAGAACACAATTAGATGCTATTGCAAAACCTTTCATATTCGAACCTAATGATCAATTAACTAGAAATGAAATTAAACAAGCAATTGAATCGTTCATGTTAGAACTTGTTGGACAAAGAGCATTATTTGACTTCTTAGTAGTTTGTGATGATACAAACAACACACCTACTAGAATAGACAGAAATGAACTATATGTTGACATAGCAATTGAGCCAGTTAAATCAGTTGAATTTATCTACATACCATTAAGAATTAAAAACACAGGAGAGATTGCAAATTTAGGGAACTAATTTTGGAATAAATAGGAGAAACATATGGCAATATCGACTTTATCAAAATTTACAGTACCTTTAGCAAACGACCAAAGTTCAGCATCACAAGGTTTGTTGATGCCAAAATTACAGTATCGTTTTAGAGTAATATTGGAAAACTTTGGTGTTTCTACTCCAAGGTCAGAATTAACAAAACAAGTAATAGATGCTTCAAGACCAAATTTAACTTTTGACAACATAACACTAGATGTTTACAACTCAAAAGTTTACATGGCAGGCAAACATACTTGGGATCCAATTACCATAACAGTAAGAGATGACGTAAACAACGCAGTGACTAAATTAGTTGGTGAACAAGTTCAGAAACAATTTGATTTCTTTGAACAAGCATCAGCGGCATCTGGTATTGATTACAAATTTACTTCAAGAATTGAAATGCTTGATGGTGGTAACGGTGCAAGTACTCCAAATGTATTAGAAACATTTGAATTATATGGTGCTTACATTGAGTCAGTGAACTACAACACATTGGCGTATGCTACATCAGATCCAGCAACAATTACTATGAACATCAGATACGACAATGCTATTCAAACTCCACAAGGAACAGGAATAGGCACAGCAGTAACTAGAACAATAAGCACTCTAGCAACTGGCGGTGGTATCTAATAAAAAATTCGCATTTGTAAAGTAAAAAGAGCGCCTTTAACGGCGCTTTTTTTATGGCCATAAATATCATTATGCCAAGTATAAACAACTTTTTAAATTCATTTTCAAACGGTTTACCCGGCATGAAAGATTATCGTCATGCTTCGAGATTGTATCTTGATGACAACTTTAAACTTTTACCAAAACAGAAATTTTTATTTCATACAGTTTTCAACATTGACAATACTATTCCTTTCAGAGCATTTACAAACAACGAACAATTAGAACTTAATATGTTAGTAAAGAATGCTGACCTTCCAAAATTTGACATGAACTTAGAAGAAAAGCAACAGTACAATAAAAAAACTTATATAGGAACCAAAATAAGCTACGCACCTGTGACAATTACATTCCATGACGATCATGCCGATACTGTGAATGCTTTTTGGAAAGCATATTATGAATACAACATAGCAGATTCTCTGACTGCAGAGTTTGGCCTGAACGGCAATAATACTAAAGACAATATGTATGATCCACTAAGTGATGGATTGGTTACTCAATACGGAAGAGATGGTGCCCAAAAGAGAAAAAAACCTTTCTTAAAAAACATAGAAATATTTTGTTTACACAAACAAAGATTTACATCATTCACACTGGTTAATCCGGTCATTGGATCATGGTCTCATGATAATCTTGACCAAACAGACGGACAAGGGATTATGCAAAATACTATGCAAATATTTTATGAAACAGTTCTATATGGTGCGGGACTTGTAAAAAATAACGGCGTTCCTGGTTTTGCAAAAATACATTATGACTTGGAACCTTCTCCTTTATCAGTATTAGGTGGAGGCACTACAAGCATATTTGGTCCAGGAGGTATAGTGGACGGTATTGGTTCTGTTATAAGAGATATTAACGACAATAATTTTAGTGTGGCAACAATTTTGAGAGGCATCAACACTTACAACAATGCAAAAAAAATTAAGGCCAAAGATGCAGTCAAAGAAGAAATAAAAGGAATTGTAAAAGAAGGAGTAATTGATTTTGGCAAACAA